GCTTGTTCCTCGAGCCCTCAATATGCTCTATGATATCTTAGGGACACGACACGCGTTTAAGTCGTTGACTTTCACATATAATCCAGCCCGAATTATAACGGAGATGCGATTAGCGACGTCATCAGGAATTCGACCTGGGCCTTTATCGACAGTTAAGATGGTCGGGACAGAACGTGTAACAGTAGGAACGAAAGGACCGAAGATGTTACAAGTCTCGGCTGCTTTGAAGTCGCATATAGACTGGGTGAAGTCCACTCGTCGTTTGGAAAGGGTGAAGATACCGAACTATAATGTCCATCGTTTGAAAATAGAGCGTCGTATGAAATATGGCGGCGTTGTCTCGGATTTAGAGAAGTTGCATCGAAAGAAGCGAGTTTTCTTTATTCCGGGATTAGAGCACGTTATTCACGGAATGTGGTTGAATAAAGATCGGATGTTGGTTGAGCGTGGTAATACATTCAATATTGGGCGTCCTTGGTGGCATGGAGGAGCGCTGCAGTTCGCGCAACATATGTGCTATAATATTCCGGGTATAGAGTGGTCTTCGGGCGACTTTGTACATCATGATAAGCATATAGTGGATTGGTTGTTAATGATCTGGCAGTGTTCTAATGCTGTGTACTACGACTTTGAGAGTATGTCGGAGCAGGATCGTTTCTTGTTTGTGCAAGCGCATGCCGAGGCCTTATTTAATATGATAGCGAAGCCAACTTTGCATTTGAATGGTTTGTGGTCGATAATCATGGGAGCACTTTATTCTGGAGGTCCTGAGACATCTCCGTGTGGTTCGTGGTGCACATTGTTTATGTTCTGTTTGTTCTTAGTTCATGTGATGGACAATAATCCTGGAGTACGTAAGAAAATGCTTCGAGCCATTGTTGCAGGTCTTATAGCGATTGGAATATATGGGGACGACCATTTATATTGTTACCCTGAGATTTGGAGTAGGCTTTTGCGAGAAAGCGCTTTTGCCAAGTTTCTGAATAAGTATTTTGGTTGTATCATACAGGACGCCGAGACGTATTCTAGTTTCTTCACTACGTATGATAGCTTTGGTCGAGTTTTATATAAAGGCCCAAATTTTCTTAAACGACAGTTCATACGAGGAGATGAGACGAAAGGAGAGCCAGCAGTTTTGCCCTTTAAGGCGACGTCAGAGACTATAGGACGTCTGTTTGCCCCTAAAGGCCCTACTTTGATAGATTCTTTATTATCGTCATTTGGTCAGGCGTGGGATACAATGTTCACAAATCGTTTCGCGTATGACTTATGCGCGAAATACTTTCATGAGTTGGCTCGTTCATATAGCGGATCATCGCAGCAATTGTTTGAAGAGCTTAAG